CTGCTTTTGGAGTTCCAGGCTCACCGGCACCTTCACCGCTGATATAAATCTGAAGGGTACGGGCTGTCTGATCGTCGGCAATCTTTCCACCGATGATATCAATTACGTTGTATTTTTTCAGAAGCTGAGGAAAGAGGTCTTTCTTTCGATTGGCCGCTACAAAATGCAGCCATTCGATACTGGGTTCTTGAAAAAAGTAAGCGAGAATGTTTGGGTCATAGTGAAATTTGTAGACGGATATTTGTCCGTCAGCTGGATCAAAGTTTTTTGGAACAGCACCGAGGTGTTTTGCTTTGCGAACAGAAAGCTGGACATAGTTATATGCTTGTTCATAAGATGAGGTTAAGTAGAAACCACGACCAAAATCGAGACCACCCATACAGCGGCTTAAGTCGATGTCAGGAATACTGACATAACTTCCGTGGTAGAGCAGCATTCCATCTTCAAGTCCTATCATACGGTAACACCTCGATTCTTGAGCAGGGTTTCAACATCATGCAAAGCGCATTCGTAGCTATTCAAATGAAGAATGTCATAGCAGTCAGCGATAAATCCGAGAATGTCGTATTTCTTAAACAGTTCTGCGCAGTCGCTGGGAGACATTTTCCATTTGGATTGAGCCATCCGAAAGACCCAGCACTGCATATCGGCAATGTCAATATTATATCCACTCATAGAGCATACCTCCTTTGAGTACAATTTCTCAATTTAAGTATAGCTCTTTTTCTGCCGCTTAGCAACGACAGAATTGTAAATTTCAGATTATTTTCCGCCTGTCTGCCCTGTGCAGATGGGCTTTTCTTATGCCCAAAAGGAGGTGGTCATCCACATGGCATCCAGAATCCAGGGCATCACCGTTGAGATCGGCGGTGATACCACAAAGCTCTCCAAAGCACTGGAAAGTGTAAACAAGTCAATCAAGGGGACGCAGTCCGGACTGAAGGATGTCAACAAACTCCTGAAACTGGACCCTTCCAATACAGAACTGGTTGTCCAGAAGCAGAAGATGCTTAAGGATGCCATTGAAGCTACCAAGGAAAAGCTGGCAACTCTGAAGACTGCCGCACAGCAGGCCAATGAGCAGCTTGCCAATGGTGAGATCACCCAGCAGCAGTACGATGCTCTTCAGCGTGAGATCGTGGAGACCGAACAGAATCTGCGATCCTTACAGGATCAGGCGGCTACTACCAATGCGACGCTTGCCAAGATCGATGAAGCTGGAGAAAAGCTCCAGAACATCGGATCTTCTGTGGAGAATGTAGGCAAGAAGTTCCTTCCGGTGACTGCCGCTGTGACGGGTCTTGGCACTGCCGCAGTGAAGACCGCAGCCGATTTTGATTCCGAGATGAGCAAGGTTTCTGCCATTTCCGGTGCGACCGGGGATGACTTTGACCAGCTCCGTGCGAAAGCCCGTGAGATGGGTGCAAAGACCAAGTTCTCTGCATCCGAGGCAGCTTCGGCGATGGAATATATGGCCATGGCCGGATGGAAGACTTCTGACATGCTGAACGGCATCGAGGGCGTCATGAATCTCGCGGCCGCTTCGGGTGAAGACCTCGCTACGACTTCGGATATTGTCACGGATGCCCTCACCGCTTTCGGTTTGTCTGCGGCGGATTCCGGGCATTTTGCAGATATCCTTGCAGCCGCTTCATCCAATGCGAATACCAACGTCAGCTTGATGGGCGAGACGTTCAAGTACTGTGCACCTATCGCCGGTGCGCTTGGGTTCTCGGCAGAGGATACCGCAGAAGCCATCGGTCTGATGGCAAACAGTGGTATCAAGGCTTCACAGGCGGGTACTTCCCTTCGTACCATCATGAACAACCTTTCCGGTGAAGTGACCTTTGTCGGTAAAAACATCGGTGAAGTTACGATTGCCACCAGCAATGCAGATGGCAGCATGAGGAGCCTGAATGATATCCTCGCAGACTGCCGTGTAGCATTCTCTGGCTTGACCGAATCTGAAAAAGCATCCAATGCAGAGGCACTGGTCGGCAAGAATGCGATGTCTGGTTTCCTTGCCCTGATGAATTCCAGCGAGACGGACATCAACAAACTGCGTGGTGCCATTGAAAACTGTGACGGCGCATCCGAGAGCATGGCAGAAACCATGCAGGACAACTTAAATGGTCAGCTCACCATCCTGAAATCTCAGCTGGAGGAGCTGGCTATTTCTTTTGGCGATATCCTGATGCCCACCATCCGCAAGATCGTATCTGCCGTGCAACAGTTCGTGGACAAGCTCAACAGCATGGATGAGAGCACCAGGGAAACGATCATTAAGATCGGGCTACTGGCAGCATCCATTGGTCCGCTGCTCATTGTGCTGGGTAAGACCATATCGACCGTCGGCACAGCAATGCGGGGGGTCAATTCTCTTGCAAAGGGTGTCCGGCTTCTCATCACCCATGTGGGCAGTGCCAGTGGTGTGTTCAGCAAGCTGGGTGTGGTTCTGGGTGGTCTGTCCGGCCCGGTTGTAGCAGTAGTGGCGGTCATCGGTACACTGGTGGCGGCCTTCATGAACCTCTGGAACACCAACGAGGAGTTTCGTACTGCCATTACCGGCATCTGGAACGACATTGTTTCCAAAGTGAAAGGCTTCTGCGACCAGCTGACACAGCGGATCAACGGACTGGGCTTTGACTTTAAGGATGTCACAGAGGTACTGAAGGCAGTATGGGATGGTTTCTGTCAGGTGCTTGCACCGCTGTTTGAGGGAGCGTTCCAGAATATTGCCACCATCCTTGGCGTCGTTCTGGATACCTTACTGGGTCTTTTCGATGTCTTTTCCAATGTGTTCTCCGGCAACTGGAGTGGCGCATGGGAAGCGGTGAAGGGTATCTTCTCCAGTATCTGGGATGGCGTGAAGTCTGTATTCTCTACGACTCTTACCGCATTAAAGAGCGCACTGGATGTGTTTCTTGGGCTGTTCGGTACGGACTGGCAGACGGTCTGGGGCAGTATCAAGAGCTTCTTTGAGACCGTGTGGAGCGGAATCAGCAGCTTCTTTTCAAACACAGTTTCTGCTATCCAGAGTGTGGCAACGACTGTATTCACTGCAGTTTCGAGCTTCTTTACGACTGTCCTTACGAGTATCCAGACGACCTTCAGCACCATCTGGACTGCCATTTCCACAGCCGTTTCTTCTGTGTTGAATACGATCCATACCACGGTGACAACTGTGTGGACGGCGATCTCGACCGCGATCTCTACGGTCATGAACACCATCAGCACGACTATCACTTCGGTGTGGAATGGCATCTACAACACCATGAAACCTCTGTTGGATGCGTTCAAATATCTGTTTGAAACCATCTGGCAGGCAATTCAGATCCTGATCGGCGCAGCACTGACCGCAATTCAGACGAAGATCACGTCCATCTGGAACGCCATCGTCGCCTTTGTGACTCCGATCCTGACTGGATTGCAGACGACTTTCTCTACGGTTTGGTCCGCAATCCAGACAGCCATATCTACGGTGCTGACTGCAATCCAGACCGCGGTGACAACTGTATGGAACGCTATTGTATCGTTCCTGTCTCCGCTGCTGACTGGCATTCAGACCCGGATGAGTACGGCATGGAATGCAATCAAGACGGTCATTTCGACTGTCCTTTCAGCAATCCAGTCCACGGTTTCTTCCATCTGGAGCGCCATCAGCAGCAAAATCTCCGGTGTGGTAAATGGTATCAAATCGGTGGTTTCTTCCGGCTGGAATGCCATGAAGTCTACGGTTTCGTCCCTCAGTAACAGCATCAAGAGCGCGGCGACCACAGCTTTTAACTCGATGAAATCCGGGATTTCCTCTATCGTTTCCGGTATTAAGTCCACCATCACGAACGGCTTTAACAGTGCAGTTTCCTTTATCAAGGGTCTGGCTGGACAGGCATTCTCGTGGGGCTCGGACATGATCGGCAACATTGTGTCCGGTATCCAGTCGAGGATTCAGGATGTGGCAAGCGCCGTATCGGGAGTGGCGGACCGTATCCGCTCTTTCCTGCACTTCTCTGTGCCGGATGAGGGGCCTCTGGCAGATATGGAAAGCTGGATGCCGGACTTCATGCAGGGACTGGCAAACGGCATCACGACCAACACCAGCCTTGTAACTGCGGCGGCAGAGAATCTGTCCACCACGCTGTCTACTTCCATCACCAACTCCATGAGGGGAGTGGAGCAGGCATACAGTAAGAGCTGGGCGGCCATCAGCCAGACGGTGAAGACCGGAACGGCAGGTGTGAGTGCCGCGATGAGATCCGCATGGAGTTCCATTACAACCAGTACCACGAGCACATGGAACAGCATCAAGACCACCATCCAGACCAGCTTTGCGGCGGTGAAATCCAATGTGACCTCTGCGACAGCAGCTGTCAAATCTTCCATGACCAGTGCATGGAATGCGGTGAAGTCGCTGACAACGACCAGCTGGAACGGAATTAAAACGGTCATTACCACAGCGTGGAACGGGATTAAATCCCTTACCACCTCTGCGACCGCTTCTGTAAAAACGTCCATGACCAGCGCATGGAACGCAGTGAAAACTCTGACGAACACCAGCTGGAATGGTATCAAGACGGTCATCACGACTGCATGGAACAGCATCAAGAGTCTTACAACTTCCTCTGTATCCGCAGTTCGCAGTACGGCCACAAGCGGCTGGAACACACTGAAATCCACCACGACCTCTGCCTTCAACAGCATCAAGTCCACGGTGTCTTCGGCAATGTCCAGCCTGCGCAGCACGGTTTCTTCCGGTGTTGCAAGTATCAGGAGCAGTTTTAACTCGCTCGGTTCGATTGCTTCTTCGGCATACCGCTGGGGCGCAGATATCTGTTCCCAGATGGCGGCAGGTGTCCGGGCAGCGGCCGGTTCCGTGATCGCAGCGGCGGAAAATGTCGCAAGCAGGGTCAGAAGTCTGCTGCATTTCTCTGTACCAGATGAAGGACCTCTGTCTGATGCAGATACCTATATGCCCGACTTCATGAAGCTGCTGGCGACCGGCATTAAGAAAAATGTCAAGTCGGTGGTGAAAGCCGTGCAGGGACTTGCCGGGTCTATGAGCAACAACCTCACGACCCCGGTAGATTCTCTGGGCGACTGGATGGATTCCGTGGTAGGCAGTTTTGCTACTACGATCAAGAAAAGTCAGAGCGGTATCGGTAGTGCTGCAAGGGATGTGGGCAGCGGTATCCAATTACAGTTGATGTCCGGGCTTTCCGGTCTGAAAACACAGTTCCAGCAGCTCTGGACTGACCTGCAGGGTATCACCAAAACCGCAGTCGGCGGCATGAGCGATGAAGTGAAGCAGGGCTTTTCGGATATGAAGGATTCCATTGGAGAGCTAAGTTCTCAGACCAGTTCCCTTGGAAATGCGATCCGCAGTCTTGGCGATACCTTCAACTCGGATTTCCTAAAGAGCCTGGGCAACGGCATCAGCAAGGTCGGTGACACGGTCAATACGGTCACGGGTCTAGTGGACAAGCTCGGCTCTATGAAGAACACCATCGGAAATCTCGGAAATACGATGCAGAACCTTGGCAATGTCCTCGGTACAGAGAACGGCGGTGGTCTGTTGTCCAACATCGGAAATTTCTTGTCGAAGATCGGCAGTGCAGATGGAGGTCAGATCGTGTCGAAGTTTGGCAATCTGATCTCTGGGCTGACCTCTAAAATGGGCGGTCTGGGAGAGGGAATCTCCGGCATCATCTCGAAGCTGGGAAGCCTTGGCTCCAGCGGTGGGGGAATCCTGTCGAATCTGGGCGGACTGCTTTCCGGTGTGGTATCGAAGATCGGCGGCTTAGGCGGCAGTCTTTCCGGTATCGTATCGTCTATCGGTTCTTCGCTGGGCGGTATTGCTGGGACAGTCGGCACAACGCTTTCCGGTCTGCTCGGTTCTGTGGGTACGACCGTATCCGGCCTGGCTGCTGGTGCAAGTACAGCCCTTGCAGGGGTAGCAAGCTCCGCAGGTGGTTTCCTCGCATCCGCAGGCACAGCACTTGCCGGCTTGGCGGGTCCTGCAGGTATCGCAGTGGCAGCCGTTGGCGGCATCGGTCTTGGACTTACCGCTCTCTGGAAAAACTGCGATGGCTTCCGGGAAGGTGTCACAAATATCTGGAACAAGGTTACGTCGGCATTCTCGAATGGTGTGAATGCCATTAAGAATGGTATCTCCAATGCGGCATCGGCTATTGGCAATGTGGCATCGTCCATTTGGGGTGGTATCAAGAACGTGGCTTCTTCGGCAGTCAGCTGGGGTAAGGACATCGTTGGCGGTATCGCGGGCGGTATCAAGAAAGGCGTGAGCTGGGTCGGCAATGCGGTCAAGAGTGTGGCAAATGGCATCCGCTCGTTCTTGCACTTCTCTGTGCCGGATGAAGGACCGCTGGCAGATGCCGATACCTATATGCCCGACTTCATGAAGCTGCTTTCCGGCGGCATCAAGAAAGGCGAAGGCGGACTGATCAGCCAGATCAGGTCGATGGCAGCAAAGGTACAGCAGGGTATGGAGGGCATCAGCTCCTTCAGTCTGCCGGAACTGACCTTGCCACATTTCGATGGCTCCGGTTGGAACTTCCCGCAGGCGGCTCTGGCCGGAGGTGGCACCACCCGGACGACCAACCTTGGCGGTGTGTATATCACAGTCAACGGTTATAATGCCCGGAACGACGATGAACTCGCACAGACCGTTGCCGATAAGATCAACGGCATGATCCATGAGGATGATTCGGTCTTCAAGTAAAGGAGGAGATGCGTATGGGCTATAACACCCCAAAGCAAACAGTATCACAGTTTCAGTTAAAAGACAGATATGCCAGACAGTATCTGTCGTTTGCCGGGAAGTCCAGCAAAGACTTCCTATTATATTTGTCTGGTCCCGGTGTGTATGATTCCCCGGCTGCGGATGTGGAGAGCACCTCCGTACCCGGCAGGAACGGAGACATCCTCACCGAGAATGCAAAGGCAGGCCGCCGCAGGTATCAGAACGTGGATATCAAGTATAAGGCATTTTTCTTCAACGGACTGCCAGCTAAGACAGCAGCAGTCAAGGCATGGCTTCTGTCGCCGGTGGGGTATCAGAAATTGCAGGATACCTACGACCCGGATTTCTTCCGGATGGCAGTCTGCAAGGATGCCCTTGCCTTTGATGTGACTGCTCAGAAAGCCGCTGAGATGGAGCTGGCATTTAACTGTAAGCCCCAGAGGTGGAGCGTGGACGGGCAGCGGACGATCCGGCTGGATGGCAGGTCGACCTTAAAGAACCCCTTTGCTTTTCCTGCACAGCCCATCTTCAAGGTTTACGGAGACAGCGGCGGCGAGCTGTATGTGGGGGAAGAGAAGATCACCATACACAGCATCAAAGACTATGTGCTGCTCAACTGTGAGACGCACAATGCTTACAACGCTTCCGGCTTCTGCAATGAGACCATCCTTTCGGATGACTTCCCGGAACTGCCGGAGGGAAAGACACAGATCACATGGACAGGCGGTATCACGGCGGTGGAAGTCATTCCCCGTTGGTGGACGCTCTGAGGGGAGGTGCAGCCAGTGATCCCGTGTTTATATGATTCCAGAGAAATGAAATTTGATAATAACGGCATTGGAAAGCTGGCAGATGCACAGTCTTGTACCGTGACTGAAAAACGAAACGGCAGCTATGAGCTGAAGCTCATCTGTCCGGCAGATGGAATCCATGCAGAGATGCTGGAGGAGGGAAACGTCATCCTTGCCAAACCATCTGATACGATGCAGCCGCAGCCGTTCCGAATCTACAAGATCACGACTCCGATCGATGGAAAGCTGGAAGTTCAGGCACGGCATATTTCCTATCAGCTCAACTTTATTACAGTTTCCCCGTTCTCAGTGAGTGGGTGCGCAGGAGCGGTGCAGGGGCTGAAAAGCCATGCGGCTTCCGACTGTCCGTTCTCAGTTTGGACAGATGTGGCATCCAGTGCGATGTTTACTGTGTCCGTTCCGGCATCTTTCCGTAACTGTCTGGGCGGTATGGATGGTTCGGTATTGGATACTTTTGGAGGAGAGTTCGAGTGGGACCGCTACACAGTCAAGTTTCACAGAGCCAGAGGTGCGGACCACAACGTTCATATCGTCTACGGCAAAAATCTGACGGATTTCAAGATGGAGAAATCCATCGAGAATACCATTACAGGAGTGCATCCGTACTGGGTAGACAACGAAACGCAGGCGGTTATGGAACTGCCAGAAAAAGTGGTCATGGTCAGCCGAAAATCTGTGCCGTATCAGAAGATTACGGTGCTGGACTGCACCAGTGCCTTTCAGGAAAAGCCATCGGAAGCGGCTTTGCGAGAGTATGCACAGGACTATATTGATACGACCAGCCTGACAGAGCCGGAGGTCGACATTAAAATCGACTTCATTCAGCTTTGGAATACACCCGGATATGAGGATGTTGTACAGGCAGAACAGGTCTCGCTCTGTGATACGGTTCATGTGTATATCTCGAAGCTGGGCATTGAAGCCAGTTCCAAGGTTACAGAAACCGAATATGACTCGCTTTTGGAACGGTATAACAGCATCACGCTGTCGAATTCTACGGTCAGCAGCCGAAATTCCTCCCTGACAAGCTCCCTTAACAGTATCCGAAATACAGCAACCGCCGCATACGATACCGCAGTCCGTGTGGAAACAGCAGTGGGAGAGCAGATGGGCGGCATTTCGGCCTCCATTATCTATGATGGTGCGTTGTTTGCTGCACTGTTCGGCCTTCATTATAAAAATGAGACGGACAGTAAGGGGAATACGACTCGGTACGCATTCAACGCAGCAACTCTGAAACAGTCAACGGTTGCGTGGAAGAATAGCCCGGCCGGATTTTTTGTTTCCACAGATGGCGGGAAGACATGGGGATATGGCTGGGAGTCAGATGATTCCGCAGTCAAAACAGCAATCCTGCTGGAGCAGACACTCAAGGAACTGGACGACCGTTACAAGAAAGCAGCCGAGCTTTCCGAGGAGTTGCTGGAGGAACTGGATGAGCGGTACAAAACAGCGACCGCTATTTCTGCAGAACTTCAGAAAACGCTCGATCAGCGGTATGAAACGGCAAAGAAGCTGTCCAAAGAACTGTATGAGGAACTGGATAGGCGATACAGCACCCTCACGGAAATCTCAGATGATTTGCAGAAGGAACTGGATGCGAAGTATCAGCCGTATATCCCTGTGTCCGAAAGTGCGCCGGAAGATCCGGCAGAGGATTCCTTCTGGGTCGATAAGAAGAACCTTCGGTTAAAACTGTGGGACGGAGAACAGTGGCAGACGATTGGATATGAACCGGAAGAACCTGATCCAGAGCCAACGGAACCGTCCACACCGACCGAGCCTGAAACCCCGGATACCGAAAAGCCGGGTAGTGAAGATAAGGATACGGAAAACAAAGAGGAAACAGATAATAAGGAGACGGATCAGGAAGGAGGGAGCTCGTAATGGTCACAGGCATTTATCAGGAAGTGGAATTGTCGCTGACGGAGAATCTGATCCCGGTGACGGTTCCGGTCAAGCAGTATGACAACAAGGCGAGAAAAGTTCGCTGTATTTTGTATAACAACTCTGTGGAATATACCGTGCCGCAGAATTGTATTGTAGCCTGTTCCGGTACCCGTCCGGACGGTACGATCTTCCACTACACGAGCGAAACTGCGCCAGACCTTGTATTCGTTGAGAAGGGGGCGGTCCTCTTTACGATCACGACCTTCATGACGGCGCAGGCCGGACGTTTTCCGCTGGATGTTGTTATGCTCAGCACAGAAGGTGATGTCCTTGGCTCATTCTCTCTTACGTTAAAGGTGGAGAGGGCGGCCATCAATAACGGCAAGATCGCCACTTACACATTTGCAGCATTCCTGAAAGCTGTTCGGGATGGCATCCGAAATCTGTTTATAGACAAGGCAGGCTGCTTTGGCTTTGAGTCGGATGACGGTCTGGGACTGAGTGATAGATCGGAGTCCAGTTCCGTAGAAAAGCTGTGCCGTGAGATTGTGGAAGGATCGATTACGGAGGATGGCTATTTTGCATTTGAAACAAAATGCGACCTTGGGCTGATATTCACAACCGATGAAGAAGGACATCTGGTCGTGGAATATGGCGAGGATGATGTGTCAGTGTAAGGCTGACAGAAAGGGGTAATATGGCAAAATACACAGGCCGCCGGATCGTTCCTAAACATGCAGGCGAATGGGACATCCGGAAAGAATATGAGGAGCTGCAGATCGTACTGGATGCAGACAGCGGCAACAGTTTTATCTCCAATCTTCCGGTGCCGAAAGGAACGGCTCTGAGTGATGAGAAGTATTGGAGCCTGTTCAGCCTGCATAGTGAGCAGATCGCAGAGGCAGAGGAGCATCTGACCCAGACGGCCGAAGATATCCGCTCAGAGCTTTTGGAAACAGAAAACCGGATTAACAAAAATGTATCCGACACGGAAGGCCGTATCAATGAAAGTCTCTCCAGCACAGAAAGTAAGGTAAACACCAGCCTGTCCGAGACAGAAAACCGTGTGACTGCGCGTGTGGAGAATGCAAAATCGGATCTGACTGCAAAAGTCGCAGCGGCAGAGCAGCAGATGAATCAGAACGCCCAGGATGTCGCACAGACAAACAAGGCTCTGAATGCCCGGATGGATCAGATTGCAAAAGGGAGAACCTCTGACACAGAAGTCCTTGATGCAAGAGTGGATTCGGAGGGGAATACCTTTGACAACCTTGGAGCAGCGATCCGTTCCATCTATCCGAAAGCAAAAGAAGGGCTGGATGCACTGCAGGAATCCAAGGTGGATGCAAACTATGATGCGACCGGCGAACTGACAGAAGGCATTACAGTCAACACGATCAATGGAGAAACGCAGAAGTTTGAGCATGTTCAGACGACAGCACTGATCCCGGTAGATACCGCCTGCCAGAAAGTTTACTATACCGGGCAGGTGTTCAACTGGATCGGAGTTGCAGGCTATGATGCCAATGGCACGTTTGTGGCATCCATTCTGGATTCCAGGGATACGGAACAGCCGCAGGAGTACAAAGAAAAGGAATTGGAGATCCCGGAAGGGGTATTCCAGATCAGGGCAAGCTCCTATGCGAAGGACCTGAACCTGAAGGTGTGCGGAGAGTCTGTAAAGCTGTGGAATCAGGTTCAGAGGGAGCGACAGAATCAGAAAAAGATGGCAATCGAGATCGAAGCACTGCGAAGTGCGGATGATGCACTGGCAAAGGAAACGATGACCAGTCTGGATCTGCCCTTTTTATATCCCGGTGTCAGCAATATCTGGGAAGGCAGCAGCCCGGTACTCCAGACCTACTATGTGCCGCTGACTGTTCTGCGAAGTGTGTTTATACAGGAAATCCAGTTCACACTCCGAACCATTGGGGAGACGACCCTGACTGCCATGCTTGAATCGGAAGAAGGCGAGGTGTTCCGCCAGACGGTAGAACTGGTGAAGGGAGATAACAGGATCACCCTGATTCTGCACCGATTTATAGATGAAGGAGCATACAAACTGCGTGTGCGCAGTACAGACAAGGTGCTCTATTATCCGGTGCGCCCGAATACCGGAAAAGAAATCCGCAACGATTTCTTCAGCAATGAACCGTCCGGGAATGTGGAGTATGATTACAAAAACCGTCTGATCGTCTTTATGGGCAAGATCCTGATTGGTACAGGTAAGGTAGATACGACGCTATCCTATTCCGGCATGGCTGCGGATGCCGCCGTTGTAGGACAGGCTTTCAAGGATGAGCGGGAATACACGGATACCCTGGCATCCGGCAAGCTGGATGCAGTCCATAGCCGGAACCTGCTCGACCCTTCCAGGTATCGTCCGGGATGGTTTGCCTATGTACACTCGTCCGTTATTCAGTATCATGCAGACAATCTCCGGTATGGTTCTACGGATTATATCCCGGTCAGTGAGAAAGGTCTTGTGACCAAAGGCTCCGGCACGAACGGTGTAACCAGCCAGGTCGTGTTTGACAAGGCAAAGAAGGTGCTCCGCTATGTGGATGCCAATGACCAGTACACCTATCAGGAGGGAGATGCCTATGTGATGTTCTTCTATATGGCCTCTTCTGGAGAGAAGCTCTGCGTTGTTGAGGGAACGGAGTATGTATATGAAGCATACACGGATTATAAGCCGCTGGATGATCTGAAACAGGAAGTGAACTCCCTGCAGACGGAGGCGGATAACCAGAAAAAGCAGCTGACAAATCTGACGACCCGGCTGGATCAGCTGGTGGCCGTGCCGGAAAAGAAAGACCTTCGCCTTGTCCCGGCGGCTCCGTTGTATACGGTCTGTAATAACCTTTCGACCACCAGAAATTATCATGTTTCAGTCTGGGTGGACCATCTGATCGCTGAGACCGGCTGGAAGGATAGAGCGGCTGGTTTTGGTACGGAGATGGAGGAGCGCTTTGACCTGTATTCACCGTTTACCAACACGGCAATCAACAGCGGGGAGGATGTTCTGGAACAGACGGTAGAGAAATCGTTTGTGTCAGATGTCTATAAGACGCAGAAACTCAAATTCAAGCACCGCAGCACCTTGGCCAGTATGGGAAAGAACCAGTTCCCGAAGATCCTTGTTATCGGTGACAGTGTGACGGATGGGTATCTGGCCGGTGTTGGGAAAACAGATGCAGATCTTCCGACCCACTATTGGTCGTGGGTGCGCTACCTGTTTGATCTGGACCGCAAGGACGCGAAAGCGGCAGAAACCGAATACCGCTGTCTGATGGTCGGCATGCCGGGAACAGTGAAAGGGAAACACTACGGTTCCTCTTCCTCGTACAAATTGGATGGAAAGACGGTTGTGAACTATGCGATGGGCAAGGGCGGCTGGAGTGCAGAAGATCTGAACCTTGCAACTTTTGAGAGCGCATCCAATATTAACCCGTTTTATGATGAAAAGACGAAAGGCTTCTCGCTGAAGGCTTGTCTGGATAAGTACAGGACGTTGGCGGATAACGGCATGACCCGGCTTATCCCTGGCGAAACCGCAGGCACGGAAGTAAAAGATGCCAACGCTTATGACCTGTGTACGCCGACCCATGTGGTGATCAACTTAAACCACAACAGTTCCCTTGCAGAGTACAAAGCCAATATCCCGGATGTCGTGAAAACGATCAAGCGTGAGTATCCGGATATCATCGTGATCCTCATGTCCATTGATGAGACCGGCACTTACTTCCCGGCAAAATACCCGGAGTACCGGGCTTCTGAGATCACGCTGGGCGGACTTCACAGCAAGAATGTGAGCATCTACCAGTATTTCTGCGATGAACTGCAGGATGAGGCAAACGGTGTCTATGTATGCAGTGGGCATCTGATCCAGCCTGCCGTGGAGAGTTACCCTACACTGGATTATGTGTCTGCGGATTCGGTCGGCAGACAGAGTGGCAGGGTACTGCATATGGCATACGGCCGGGGTCAGTACGGAGGCCCCAACTGGCATCCGAACAACTACGCACACTGCGCATGGGGCTATCAGCTGTATGCGTTGGTCAAGTATACACTGGCACTACAGGATATGAAGTGATGCCGGGAATATCCCGGAGAAAGGAAAAGCTATGATGAACCGTAATAATTGTCTGAAAATTCGGGGGGGGGTATCGGATTATCTGACCTGTGCAGTAATCTGATCTCTTCTGTGCTGAGGGGAGGTGTGTTCTATGCCTAAGTATGTTGGCAGACGCATCGTCCCGAAGCATGGCGGCATCTGGGACAAGACAAAAGAGTACGAGGAACTGATCATCGTGCTGTGTCAAGAAACTGGTGTCAGCTATATCTCCAAGCTGCCGGTCCCGGCTGGAACGGAAATCTTTAATGAACACTACTGGTCTGTATGCAGTCAGTTCAGTGAGCAGATCAGGCTGGCAGAGGATCATCTGACCCGGACAGCAGAGGACGTCCATACGGAACTGACAGAAACAGAAAGCCGCATCAGCAAGAATGTGTCCGAAACGGAAGAAAGGGTCACCCAGAAACTCACGGATACGGTGCAGAACGTGAATGACAGCCTGAGTGATACGACCACAACGCTGGCGAAGAAGGTGACAGATGCACAGAAGCAGCTGGAGGATGGACGGACGGCCATGCAGCAGAGTGCAGCATCGCTGAATTCCAGGATGAACAGCATTGCATCTGGTAAGACTACGGACAAAGAGACCCTGGATGCGCGGGTCGATTCGGCAGGAAAGACCTATGACTCGTTTGGTGCGCACCTACGGTCCAGAGCCGACAAGTTCTATGCCAACGGTATGCCTTTTTCTTATACAGGAGCAGTCAATCTGAATACCACAGAGCATCAGCTGGAGTTTTCTGGGAACTTTATCTATCTGGGTGCGAAGGGGAATAAGCTACTTACGAAACCAGAGCCGGTTCCGTATAATCCGGATGCTCTTTTGACCTATATCTCCTATGATACAGTGGAAGGGACGCTGGTGACAGCGGACTGGTCGGATTCTCCAAAAGAGAATGATATCATCGTTTTTGTAGTGGACTGTAAATATCCGGAACGGTCTTATGGCTACTTTCCGTTCAAGGTGGATGGCAGGATGCCGTTTGGCGATCATACGCTGTCCGGCACGATGCTCCGGGATAAATCGGTGGACGGACAGAAACTCCTAGATGATACCGTTACAAAGGATAAACTCGCAGATGCCTGTGTAAGCGCGGCAAAACTTGCACGGGATGCGCTGATGTCACAGAGCCTTGAAGTTCCGTTCCAGCCCTGTGTCTTTTCCAAAGGAAAATGGGAGATCGTGGATGAAGGGTCAACCATCCATCACTTTTTGACGGAGTATGAGAGCGGATATTATGGCGGCGGCATTAAAGTTCCCCGTGCGGAGCGGTTTGATAAGCTCTATGTCGAGATGGATTACTGCAACGACCAGCTGATGCACTACTATGTGGTTGGTTCAAAGCTGGTGAACCTTGGGTCGATCGCTTCTACGGATGGAAAACCAAAGAGAATCACGCTTGAAATTCCATCCAAAAAGCTGGAAGATGCCGGGTATAAGGATGACTATATCCAGATCGTGTTCACGAAGAACAGCACCTACGATATGACCATGTCCAACGTAAAGGCACATTACTTCAATGTGAAGGGCAGCTACTTTGGGGAAGATTACAGCCTCCTTCATGAGCAGGCTGACACCAATACAAAGGAGCTTGCTGCCTTGTCGGAAAAGGTCAGTGTAAATGCGGATGCGATCAAAACAGCAGATGCGAATATGCAGAACCTTTCCAAAACGATCAGTTCCGTGTCTACGGATATGCAGGTGGTCTTGAAGCAGAAATCTGCGTTCACCGGAAAGAAGATCCTGTTTTTGGGAGACAGCATCACGGCACTGAACACATCGGAGCGTGGCTGGGTAAGGTACTTCAATGACATCATCCAGCCGGAGAAGTTTGTGAATCTGTCGGTCTCCAGTGCCAGATGGTGCGATTATGAGGACAGCGTTTACGATGGAAACCCGGTCTTTTCCGGACCGGATCAGAACCATAACAATGTCATGGGAAATCAGGTGGAAAAACTCATCCGAGGCAAGGACAAGACCAGCCCTCACTACAAGGAAGTGACTGCCTACGCCGACTTTGATATGATCCTGATCGCCTGTGGTACGAATGATGGTGTTCCTTCCGGCGATATGGAAGGCTCTTTCACTTCAGAGAATGAAATGGTCGCCATCGAAGAGCTGGACCGCAGGGCGTTTGCATCAGCATTCCGGTACAGCATCGAAAAACTTCAGCAGCTGTACCCGGCGGCGAAGATTTATATCTGTACGCCGATTCAGGGCTATATCACGACCCGGAGCTATGCACAGTCCAAGGCGAAAGGCGATTATCTGAAACTTCTTGCCGGCAGGATGTCTCTGGAAATCATTGATACTTTCTGCTGTGGTATCTGTGACATCTACGAGAAAAAGAATGCCAATGGCCGCTACCTGATTGATGGTCTGCATCCGAATGCGGCAGGCGCAAAGAAGATCGGAGTATTCAATGCCAGTGCAGTGATTGCCAGCTATCGATAATCAAATCCCACGGCTTGTCCGTGTTTTTATATATAATCCATATCAAAGGGCAGCTTCGGCTGTCTATTTTTATTGTCCGGATACGGGCGGAAAGGACGGAATTATGCAGAATGTGATCGACAAGATTGAATGGATGTTCGCAGGCCTGGGTGGTTTCCTGGGCTGGTTCTTCGGCGGGTTTGACGGCTTCCTGTATGCACTTGTAGTGTTCGTGGTCTGTGACTACTTCACCGGAGTGCTGGCGGCAGCAATCAAGCATGAGCTTTCTTCTGAAGTTGGCTTTAAGGGTATCGCCAAGAAGGTATGTATCTTTGTGCTGGTTGGTATTGCCAATATCATTGACACACAGATCCTCCAGAATGGAGCCGCCATCCGCACCGCTGTGGTGTTCTTCTATCTGGCAAACGAGGGTCTGAGCTGTCTCGAGAATGCAGCAGTGATCGGTCTTCCGGTGCCGGAGAAGCTCAAGGAGATGCTGGCACAGCTGAAAGACGAGCGCGATCAGGACAAAATCGACAAGCAGTAATCAACCGGGAGGGGCGATAAGCCTCTCCCACATTTTATTTAGGAGGAACGGACCATGAGTATGAAAGAATATCCCGCAAAGCTGACGACCGGCTACTACCGTGTGCGTGAGGACTGGGAGGATGAAGCATCCCAGCTTGGCGCATACCGTCTGCTGGCGAATGCGAAGGCCAAGTGCGATGAGAATCCCGGCAGCCGTGTGTTTGACAATGACGGCAATGTGATCTACCCGGAGGAGGCTGTGCCGGTGACAAGTGCAGAAGAAGCGGAGGAAAAGCCGGTTATGGACGAGCCGGAAGGGAAAGCACCGGAAGAGGAATCTTTGGAAGAGAAGGACACCCCTGTGACGGATGAGCAGAAAGAGGAAGCCGGAAAGGAAGAGTATCCGACTGCAGAGGAACTCCCGGCAGCGATCGCCTATGGCAAGCTCAAGACTCTTATGAATATCCGGGAAATGCCGGATACCAGTGCAGAGGTTGTGACCATCTATAAGAAGAATACGCTGATCGAGATCGTGGAGTTCTGTGCGGGCTGGCTGAAGATCAAATGCCCGGAAGCAGCAAGTGGTCTGGCTTATGTTCTGAACAGTGCAGACACCTACGCATTTACAGCAAGCAAAATCTATAAGGTGGTTCCTGGGGACAACCTCTGGAAGATCGCAGAGAAGGAACTGGGGGATGGAAGCTGTTGTGCCGATATCCGCGCACTGAACGGTCTGACTTCCAATGCCATCCGGGTCGGTATGAAGCTGCTGATCCCGTAAACGGTGCATTTCGACGCTTTTTTAGGACTTCAATTCCCAACAGCATAACTGTATACTAGGGCTGAGGTGATGAAAATGAACGAAGTGCTCATGGCAGAAGATGTGTTAAGACCGTATGGCATCACATTGTATTACAAGGGCTGCGAATATCTGAGGGATGCAATCATCCTGCACTGGCATCAGCCGAACCTGATACCAGGCCAGCTCATACAGCTTGTTGCAAATCAAAAAGGGGCTAAGAAGAGTAGTGTCCTCGGCACCATTTCTACGATCGCAAACGTAGCGTGGAAAGTCAATGGGACAGGCGGCGAAAAACCGATGCCTGCCATGAAGTTCGTCTGTAGGATGCTAGAAGAAGCGGATGGGATTATAAAATAACAAAATAACCACAGCACGAGACTCGGAGTGATCCGGGTCTCGATTTTTTTAGGAGGAATCGATATGGGATACACCAATAGTCCACTCGTTGTTTACACCAAACTCTCCCCGAACCATTCCGGGCAGAGAACACACAGCATTGACCGCATCACGCCGCATTGCGTGGTAGGCCAGCTTTCTGCAGAGAGCATTTGCGGATGTTTTACCAGTCCGACCCGTCAGGCCAGCTGTAACTATGGCATTGGCACGGACGGCCGTGTTTCTCTGTGCGTGGAGGAGAAGAACCGCAGCTGGTGCTCGTCCAGCAATTCCAATGACCAGAGAGCAGTCACCATCGAATGTGCCAGCGACATGAATGAGCCTTATGCGATGAACAGCGCCGTATATAACTCGCTCGTTAAGCTCTGCATCGATATCTGCAAACGTAACGGCAAGAAGAAGCTCCTGTGGCTGGGCGACAAGAATAAAACCCTCAACTACGCTCCGGCAGCAAACGAGATGATCCTGACTGTTCATCGCTGGTTTGCCAACAAAAGCTGTCCCGGAAACTGGCTGTACGCCCGTCTGGGTGATCTGGCAGAAAGGGTGACGGCGGCACTTGGCGGTTCATCTTCATCCGGCCTGCAGGCATCTTCCCTTAAGAACCTGTCAGAATCAGAGGCAGTGGCAGAGATCGGTCCATTGTTTACCGAAAACCAGAAGCAGTCCAGCATCCTCGCCTGCGTGTCGATGGCGCAGTTTATTCTGGAGTCCGGCTATGGTAAATCTGAGCTGGCACAGAATGCAAATAACTGCTTTGGCATGAAGACCTCTCTTTCTGGGAACAGCTGGAGCGGCAGCAGTTGGGATGGCAAGTCGGTCTATACCAAGAAAACGCAGGAGCAGAATGCCGATGGCAGCTATGTCACGATCACCGCTAATTTCCGAAAGTACGCCTGTGTGGAGGACTCCATTGCCGACCACGCGGCATATCTGCTTGGTGCGATGAATGGCAGCAGGAAACGTTATGAAGGTCTGGCAGGATGCACGGATTACAAGAAGGCTGTGCAGATCATCAAGGATGGCGGCTATGCCACCAGCCACACCTATGTGCAGAATCTCTGCAATATCATCGAACGCTGGAACCTGACACAGTATAATGCCGTAGCCCAGAACCAGGGAGGTAACATCTCTGGCTGGTATCGTGTGCGTAAGAGCTGGCAGAATGCAGCTTCCCAGAAAGGGGCGTTCCATGATCTGTCCTATGCGAAGCAGTGCGCGGATGCGAATCCGGGGTATACGGTCTTTGATCCGGTCGGCAAGGCGGTCTATCCTGTGAACCAGACTGCATCTGTGCCATATGCGGTTCGAGTGTCCATCAATGACCTCAATATCCGTAAAGGACCGGGCACGAATTACGGTAAGACCGGTTATTATACCGGAAAGGGCGTGTTCACCATCGTGGCGGAGTCCGCTGGAACTGGTTCTGTGAAAGGCTGGGGCAAGCTGAAATCCGGTGCAGGCTGGATTGCACTCGACTTCGCAGCGCGTATCTGACCTTCATGGGCTTTCCTGAAAAGGAGAGCCTTTTTACATACAACGCAATCGTCAGTTCTGCCCGATTATATGGGCAGATATTCTACGATTTATAGTTCGGATATAGCTTGCTATAAGTGCCGGATAGAGCAAATATGTCACTACCCGAAGATAGGAAAAGGCGGTGGCATTACCACACGTTTTCCTTTCGGAAGGAAAATCTGACGAAAGGAGAGGACGATATGGATTCAAATGCTTTTCTGAATGACTTGATGTCAAAGATGAAGCTGCCGGAAGCAAAAGGAAAGAAAAAGGCAGAACAGAGTGAATCGGTGGCGCAGATCCTTGCCGCCATGCAAAAAGTCAGGGCTGAGAAAAAGAAGCCGCCCGTAACCAGCTATGCACCAGTAAAAGAAATGCCGGTGAATGAGCCGGAGAGTATGGAAGACTTCTCCCAGCTCGCATCCGATGTGATGCAGGAATGCCGGCCGGCAATGCCGACGGTGCCAGCAGCAAGCCAAGAGAAGGATGTTCGGGTCGCCGCATATATCCGTGTTTCCTCCACCAATCCGGCACAGGAAGATTCGTATGAAATGCAGGAACGCTACTTTATGTCACTCCTGGCAGGAAATGCGGGATGGACATCTGCCGGCATTTATTCCGATCATGGCATTTCCGCAACAAGCAGGGAAGGACGGACAGGATTCAACCGTTTGCTCCGGCACTGCAAGCAGGGGAAGATTGACCGAGTGATCTGTAAGTCCATCAGCCGTTTTGCCCGAAACACGCAGGACTTTCTTGTGGCATTGCGAACCTTAAAGGAAAACAATGTCACGATCCTGTTTGAGCGGGAAGCGATGGATACAGCGGATGCTTACAGCGAGTTCATTCTTACTACGCTGGCCGCCATTGCCCAGGAAGAGAGCCGTTCGATTTCAGCAAACATTGCATGGAGCAATCAGAAAAGGTTTCCGGCCGGAAATGTCTGCAACAAGGATATCTACGGATACGAATTCCGCAAAGGGGAGTATACAGTGAACGAGAACGGATACCGATACCGGGCAGTGTTCATCATCCCGGAAGAAGCAGAGATTGTTCGGATGGTGTTCCGACTTTTTACAAAAGAAGAATTAGGCTTCACACAAATCGCCCAGAAGCTGGATGCCATGCATATCCAGCCGCCGAACAGCGGATGCAGACAGCGGCAAAAGCGGAAGCCAACTGTGCTGCCCGCTGGCACACTAAAGGAAGAAGATAAGCGGGGGTGGACGGCAACGGATGTTCGGTACATGATCGCAAACGTTCGTTACTGCGGTTCTGTACTTTGTCAGAAGACCTACACCGATCACAGGAATGGGCGTAAACAGAAGGTCAATAAGGGGGAAAAGCCGAAATACCTGATACGAAATCATCATCCGGCTATCATTTCGGAAGAATTGTGGCAGGAAGCACAGGAAGTCTGGAAGGTATACACGGCAAAGTACAGGGGTATTGAAAAAGGAAGAAACGAAAGGAACTATTCCAAACTCCTGCTGTGTGGAGAATGCGGACGGTATTTTCAAGGCCATTCCACAACAAGGACAACCATCTGGCGGTGTGCAACGAAGCTCGCCCAACAGGGACAGAAGCGCTGCCGGATGGAGCCGGTTTATGAAGAGCAGATCCAGGCGCTGCTTCGCAAGGCATTTGCCGAAAAATTCAAGCTGGGTGAGAAGATGGATGCAGAAGTTCATGAGGTTATGCAGATGATCTCCAAAGCTCCTATTGATAATGTGAGAAATCAGGCATTAAGGAATCTGAGTGAGAAGCTGAGAGAGATCCATGATTTCGACCAGATGGAGCAGGAAGGGGATTTTCTGAAACGCCAGCTGTCTGCAGTGAACTATAGCATTCGGGATGCCCACCAGCACATCCGGGATATTCAGGCAGAAAAAGAAGCCTTAAAAGTGAGAAGTGAGGTGCTGGGAGAACCGATAGAAAAAGAAGCGGTCACAGAATTAGAAGACAGACTTCTCAACGAAGAGGAACAGCTGGAGAAGCTGGAACACGAAGCCCAGCAGCAGGCCGAACAGGTCCGGTACATGGAAGATTACTGGAAGAAGCTGGAGCAGACCTATGAAATCCGGGAGAAAACGCTGCAATGGCTGGATTCTCTGGCGGGAGGGACGCAGATGTTTCTGGATGAAGCAGTTGGAACGTATGTGAAAGCCTTTGTGCTTTCCGTTACCATTTTTTCACCGAAACATTTTAGAATCCACTGGTTTGATGACACCTGTACGGAAGTGGAGTGTGACAGCGTATTTGAGGGCTATCAGCAGCCTGGCATGATAAGGAGGAAGTATTGATGAACAGACAAATGACACAAGGGACGGTTGCAAACAATGTGCAGGTGATTCCGGCAACGAAGCGGAGAGTGTCTGCCGGCGGTCAGCTGAAAAAGGCAAAGGACATTCGGGTTGCCGCTTACGGCCGTGTTTCAACCGATGAGCTTGCCCAGCAGACTTCGTATGAGGGGCAGAAAAGTTATTACACGAAGCTGATCAATGAAAAAGAAGGCTGGACTTTTGCCGGAATGTATGCAGATGAAGCAATCTCCGGCACCAACCGTAACCACCGCACCGAGTTTAATCAGATGATGCAGGATGCGCTGGACGGGAAGATCGATTACATCATTACAAAGTCCATTTCCCGATTTGCACGAAATACGGTCGATACGCTGAACTGCGTGAGACAGCTTCGGCAGTGTGACCCGCCGATTGGTGTGTACTTCGAAAAGGAGAACATTGACACGCTGGATGCGTCTGGCGAACTGCTCCTGACCATCCTTTCAGCATTGGCACAGGAAGAGAGCAATTCGATCTCCAAGAATATCAGCTGGAGTATTCAAAAGCGGTTTCAGGAAGGGATTGCCTTTGGAAATCCACGGTCGGTCTACGGTTATACGGACGGTGAGACGAATAAGGACTGGGTCATTGTAGAAGAACAGGCCAAGGTGGTGCGGTTCATCTTCGATGAGTTCCTTCTGGGAAAATCTTCTTACAAAATCAGCAATGAACTGAATGAAAAGGGAATCCCTTCATCCAAAGGGACAAAATGGCAAAGCGAAAGTGTGGATTTTATCCTCCGGAATGAAAAATATGTTGGTGACTGCGAAATGCAGAAAACGGTTACCGTCGATTTCCTGAGCCACAAGACGATTCCAAACAATGGAGAAGCTCCGAAATTTTATGTGACGGACCACCATGTCCCGATTATCAATCGTGCGGTATGGATGCGGGCACAGGAAATCCTGGCACACAGAAAGAAAAACCGAACGAAAAAGAAGGATGAAAAGCGGGAAAAACGAGTGGGCAAGGATGTCTTTGATAACCTGGTATGCGGAAAATGCGGAGCCCCCTTTTACCGCAGAACCCTGCAGGCAAGAGCCACGCACTTCGAGGATGACAGGTGCCTGGATGCCTGCCGCAGTGAGCTGTTGGCACAGGGGAGTTCGCCGGATGACTACTATGAACGGTATTATTACACCTATCCCGTTTGGCGGTGCTCAAGTCTAAAAGATACCTCACCGACCAACGATGGACCATTTATGGGAAAAGCAGACCCGGATGTTGCCTGGCATCCGATTTATATTGGCGAAGGAGATGCAAAGTGCCCTTCCCATTTTGTATACGAGACGGCGGTCAAGCAGAGCTTCATGGAAATGTTGTACGCCATCAAGCGCGACCATGAAGAAAACGGGGAGAACGCATGGATCGATTCGGAATTCCGGATGATCTACCAGAAGGTGCAGGAGCACGTCGCAGAACGGGATTCTTCCAGAAAAACAGAACTGGATGAGCAGATTCTGCAGCTGGAGGAAAAAATGGCTCAGATGCAGGGGCGGCTGAAAGAAGCAGTAGAGCGTGGCCGCCAGAAAGCCAGCCCGGAGATTGATACCTACGAAAGACTGGTGGATGATCTGCGAGAGCGTTTGAATGAGAAAATGGACGAACGGCAGCAACTCAGCCAGGAAGAACAGCTTCTTTCGGAGATGAAGCACAACTACGACTTTTTCATCCGCTGCCTGGAAGCCCTGCCCGAAATCAACAAGGCCGGCATGAAGCTGAATGTCAATGGTCTGGATACAGATGGAAGCTGCCTGCGTGACTTTGGCGGCAAGGCACGAAGCAAAATCCTGAGTGATATCCGGCGTGGAAAAAGAAAGATGGGTGCAGACCGGGTGGAACAGGCTCCGGATTTCCTGGAATTTGAAAAGGGCGTTTACTTCGCATTCATCAAGGAAGGAATCGTTGACGGTGATGTGATCACCTACACGACGAATTTTGGAGTCAAGCTGACCAGCACCGGAAACAGCCGGACGCTGATGGCTTTCATCGGATTCCGCAGATGCAATCCGAATAAAACGGTCGAGGTGCTGATGGACGGCTGGCAGGTCAACGGACTCTGCATTCGGTACCATAGAGAAAAGAGAAAGGAAAAAACGGCACACACGCTGATGATCCGGAAACGGAAAGCACAAGAACGAGCATTGCTGGAGCAGGAAGCGTGATTTTGGGAACCCCACTGGATGAGACACTCTGTCTTGTCTGGTGGGGATTTTTTTGCTTTTGGAGGATTTTTTTTCCGAACCCATTGCTATGTGCAAAATTCTGCTATATGTTGAGAGTACAGAAATACACATAGCAGGAGAGAACGACATGAAGAGATTAGCATGGCTTTCAGTAGAAGATTATGCAGCGACCCAGATGGAGCTGGTGGTCGTGAGTGCAATGAAAGGGTATCTGCGGCGGATGCCGGAGAAAGAAGCATTAAAAAAAGTAGAGGCTATCCTTGACCCGAAGGTAATCCGGTTAGCCGGTGATGATGGCGCACCGATGCCTATACAAAGCAATGTTGACGGAGCAAAGCTCGCTGCGTTCATCGATGCGGCCGTGGCAGACAGCATCAGGGAGCTGGAGAAGAGAGAAGATGACTTGTCAAAAGCTGGTGTGACCATGCTGGAGAATGTGGATGGCAAGAGCATGGTGGAGCAGATGAGTCCCCAGTTTTTGGAATTCGTGCTGGATGCGTATCGGAGTTTGAAATACAGAAAATAAAAACGAAAAAGGCGTTGATAATTTCTGGAGAATAGGGTATAATGAATTTGATGGAAAATAAAAACGCGAAAACCGTTTTTAGAAGGGAGAATGCTACATGAAAATACTTCGTATTACAGCACAAGGGCTTCCGCTGTTTAAGGAGGACTTGGATATTTGCTTTTACACTCAGCAGCGTGTGAGTGAAGATGACAAGAATAATTTGTACAACCTGATTGATAACTATTACCTTCATTCTGCATGTGCGTTTATTGGAATCAATGCTTCTGGTAAAACCTCTGTGTTGAAAGTCATCAATTTAGCACTGAACATTATAAAGAATGAGCCAATCAATCATGTGGAGGCAAAAACCATTCTTGGAGGATCAGAGAAAGCTACGATTCGCACATACTTTTATGATAAGCGCAAATATATCTGCTGTCTTGAAACCGTGATTACAGCGAAAAAAGCAAAGACAGGCGAGTATGTGTATTCAATCTTGTCTGAAAGACTATGGGAGAAGCCGATTGCAAGCGTTAAGTCGAAAAAATATTTGACGGATTTCGATGGAATAGAGCCTGTTGATTCACGTAATAGCAATGAAGCTTATCTTTCAGATGATGTCAGCTTTATTATCGCTCATAATAAAAAGGTAAATGACGCTGTTGATGTGTTTAGCCTTCTTTCTTATACGAATGTGAATGTTTTGCCTTTTACAGAAGATATTCCATTGGAGGTAATTGCATTTCTCGATCCGACCATTGAGAAATTG